CACTTTTAATTGCTTCTGTATGTCTATGGAAGAAGTACCACCCTAAACATATTACAAATTTATATGTAGATAATATTACATATGACAAATTAATATTACTGGATATACTTTACTTATGGGATACTGTAGAGATATTAAAATATACAGATAGAATTAACAGAGAAATACTATGGGCTGGGTGTAAACCTAAGGTAATATCCCAAACTAAAACACCAATGGTGATAGTTGATCATGACTTTTTAATTTTTAAAAATATAGATGAACATTTAAAAGATGAAGTAATATACAGTTACGATGAAGATATGAGCCAATGGTATATTAACCCAGATGATGTTTATAATAAACAATTGACTAATCCAATTGAATTTATTCAAGATAAAGCAGCTAATGTAAGTTTACTGTACCTACCTAATGTAAATTTTGCAATAGAATATGGACAACAAACAATAGACAGACTAACAGAATTCACAGCGATATTAGGGGATAAACTAAATACAGGGTACCTTACTGCGTGTGAACAGTACCAACTCAAAGAACTTTTACATAAAGGAGATATTAAACATAGAACTTTGAATAAGAATATCTATTCTTGCGAAAAAGTAAAATTTAAAGAGGAAAAAAACAGTATAGGTATTTGGAACTTAGAAGAAAGTTTCTTATATTATAAACATTACGGAGTAGATAAGAGAAGTGTATTTGATAATAGAAAAGAGTATAGTTACCATGAAACTCTTATATACCTATATAGATGTATTAAAGCATCTAAACTAATCAGTACAGAGTATTTAGAAGATAAATTTAATAAACACATTATTAGTAGATGATAAACTTAGGAGTAGATGTAATTTACATATTGAACAGAACACAAGATACTGAAAGAAAGGAGTCGATAGTAAAAGAATTAGGATTTATACCAGGACTAAACTTTGAAATTATTAAATCAGTTACCGGAGATGTACTCCCCACAGTATCTGATATGATTAAAAGTAAGACATTATTTCCTATATTTACAGACCCAGTAGGACTACTTACAAAGAATATTATAGCAACAGCCTTAACTCATCAAAAAGCATACAACACTTTTTTATCTTCTGATTATGAATCGTGTTTAATATTGGAAGACGATGCTCGTTTTACTAAAAAATTCTACAAATACACCTATAACGGTGAGCTTGAAAAAATAAGCAAAGATATAACAAACTCAGATTACGATGTAGTATACTGGGGTCGTTCAAACCATGCTGACGAAAGAGAAATAAAACATACAGGAAAATACTCAGAGTATTTAAACCATACAGAATTAAACATAGACTATTACGGAGCACACGCTTACCAAGTTAGCAGAAAAGGAGCTACAAAGATTATGGAACAAGCACTTCCTATTAAATTTCCTGCAGACGTACTTTTAGAGAGTCTTGATTTAAATGTGTATTCACCTGACTATTCAATGGTGATACAAAATGCCGGACCAGTTACAGAAAGTGTTGCTAATCGATTAATGAGTACACTCCGAACGATAGGGGAAGATAGTGGTTCATTAAAGAGTAGCACTAAAGAGGACTTTGATTTTAATTATAGTAAACGTGAAAAAGGTAGATACACCAAACAGGTTAAAGAATGTAGAGTGTACGCTGACATCCCTGTGAGTAAAATTACATTCGGTAATAGAAAACTCCCAAATGGTAAGGTAGTAGAGAACTGGGCTTCTATACATTTAATTAAAGAATAGACTATTTATACTAAATAAACATTATATTATGGCAATTACATATTCCTGGCACATAAACCAAGTAAAAGTCTACCCAACAGGTTCAGACAGACAAGAACCCGTTAACACCTGTAATGATGTAGTTCATGAAATTACGTATACATTAGAAGGTTCGGATACTTATAATAACATACAGTACAGAGATAAACATTCAGATACATTGTATATTTCAACACACGATCTATCTTCTTTTACTTCATTTGATGAGCTAACTCAAGAAACTGTTCAAGAATGGGTTAAAGCAGAATTGGCAGACCAAGTAACTTCTGGAAATCAGAGTTTAATTGAATCACTAAAGAGTACTATAGCAGCTAACATAGAGTATAGTAAGAATCCACCATCAGTAGTAAAATATATTAGCCAATAGTTGGTTCGTATACTATTTATTCTTATATTATATAATAATTAATCGATTAAATTAAAGTTTTAAATTAAAAAGAAAATGGCAAACACTAAATTAAGTAAAGAAGAACTTGCAAAGTTACAAGAGCTACAACAAAAAAATGCAGCACTTATTCAAGAACTAGGTCAAATTTCATTAGCTGAGATTAACTTAGAGCAAAGAAAAGACAGCGCTGAGCAATTTTTAGAAGAGTTAAGAACATCTGAACAAGATGTAGTTAAGGAACTAGAAGAAGCTTATGGAGTCGGATCAATCGACCTAAAAGAAGGTGAATTCATCCCTGCACCAGCAGAAAAGAAAGGGGAAGACGAAGCAGTTGTTGAAGAAGTAAAATAAATATTTACAACATACTTGAATAGAGAGGAGGGTTTAGATCCTCCTTTCCTATTTATATAAGAGAAGACTAAAACAAAATACATTATCTGTTTTACTTTCCTGAACGATATTTATAATAAACTTAAAACAAAATAGACCAGACATGGCAGAATCAATTATTTCACCAGGGGTATTTGCAAGAGAAAACGACGTCTCCTTCATTAACCCAGCACCAGTTGAAGCTGGCGCCGCTATTTTAGGCCCAACTGTAAAAGGTCCTGTACTTGAACCAACTATTGTTACATCTTATAATGAGTACAAAAGAAAGTTCGGTGAGACTTTTATTTCAGCATCTTCTAACCAAGAATTTTTAACATCTATAGCAGTTAAGAATTACTTCCAACAAGGAGGTAATACTATGCTAGTTACTAGAGTTGTAACTGGAGCATTTTCTAATGCTACAAGTACCCACATCTCATCCTCTGACGCTTTAAGTGTTCAACCTTTTACTCTTAAAACATTAGGTAAAGGTAGTATCTTTAACGCTTCAACAGGAGTGACTGTTCCAGGAGTAGAGATAGCAAGCAGCGGTGGAGTATTAGTTAGCGGTTCAGAAGATAACATCAGATGGGAAGTAACTAATGTTGATAATAAAAAAGGTACTTTTACATTACTTGTTAGAAAAGGAACAGATAGTAACAATTCTAAAGTAGTACTAGAAACATTTAATAATATATCTCTAGACCCACAATCTTCTAATTATATAGAAGCTAAAATTGGTACACAGTATAAAGCTACTGCTACAGATGGAACCAAAGACTATGTTAAAACATTTGGAGATTATATCAGTAAATCAAACTACATTTATGTAGCTGCTGTAAACAATCAATTACCAGGGTATTTACTAAATGACGGTATAACAGTTAATAGTAATGGAGCTACTTCTTATTCGGCTTCTATGCCAAAAGCAGAATCTGGATCATTCCACGGTGGAACTGGAAATATAACACCAGCAGCAGCAAACTACTTCGGATCTATTTCAAATACAGATACACAAGGAGTTAATGGATCAGATTATTCTACAGCAATTTCAATACTAAATAATAAAGATGAATATATCTTTAATATAATATCAGCACCAGGTTTAATATACGATAATGCAGCACAAGGTAGTGCTCTAGATAGTATCATTACTTTAGCAGAACAAAGAGGAGATTGTATAGCAGTAGTAGATTTACAAAACTATGCATCTGGAGTAGCCGATGTAACAGGAACAGCAACAGGATTGAATAGTTCTTATGCAGCAGCTTACTGGCCTTGGGTACAAGTAAAATCTGCAACAGGAAGAAACGTTTGGGCACCAGCTTCAGTAGCAATACCGGGAGTATACGCTTTCACAGATAATAGTTCAGCACCATGGTACGCACCAGCAGGATTAGTAAGAGGTGGAGTAGTAGGAATCATTCAAGCAGAGCAAAAACTTACAAGAGGTCAAAGAGACTTATTATACGACGGTAAAGTTAACCCAATAGCTACTTTCCCTGGACAAGGTATAGCAGTATTTGGTCAAAAGACTTTACAGACTAAAGCTTCAGCATTAGATAGAGTAAACGTTAGAAGATTGTTAATTGAACTTAAGAAATTTTTAGGAGATCAAGCTAGAAACTTAGTATTTGAACAAAATACTGTAGCAACTAGAAACAAATTCTTATCAACTGTTAATCCTTATCTAGAATCAGTGGTACAGAGACAAGGTCTTTATGCTTTTAGAGTTGTAATGGATGATACGAACAACACAGCAGACGTAGTAGATAGAAATCAGTTAATAGGTCAGATATTTATTCAACCAGCAAGAACAGCAGAATTTATTGTGCTAGACTTTACAGTTGAACCAACTGGCGCAACTTTTAACGGATAATTTAAAAACAATATATTTATAATAAAGTAAATACAACATGGCAGTATTAGATCCAAACGAAATAATGTTTAAAGCCTTTGAACCAAAGGTACAGAACAGATTTGTAATGTATATCGACAACATTCCTTCCTTTATGGTTAAGAATGTTAAAGCACCTTCCTTTACCGATAACGTTATCAAGTTAGACCACATCAATTCATATAGAAAAATTAGAGGAAAGAGAGAATGGGACGATATGACCATGACTCTTTACGATCCAGTAACTCCTTCTGGAGCACAAGCCGTAATGGAGTGGGCAAGATTAGGATACGAATCGGTAACTGGTAGAGCTGGTTATTCTGATTTCTATAAAAAAGATTTAACTTTAAACATATTAGGACCAGTAGGAGACATTGTAGGTGAATGGATCGTTAAAGGAGCAATCCTTACTAATGGAGACTTTGGACAATACGACTGGACTTCTGATGAAGCTGTAGAAATTAGTATCACAGTTGCAATGGATTACTGCGTATTAAATTACTAGGAAATTACTTACTTATTAGAAAGGCCCGGATTTTATCCGGGTTTTTTGTTGTCTATAAACTTTTTTTTTCGTATATTTATTAATATAAACAAGTTATAACTAAATAAAATTTATGGACTCAAAATTTTCGATGCCTACCGAAATGGTGGAACTACCTTCAAAAGGGCTACTTTACCCGGAAGATTCGCCTTTATCAAGCGGCAAATTAGAGATGAAGTATATGACCGCTAAAGAAGAGGACTTACTTACAAATCAAAACTACATAAGAAACGGAACAGTTATTGATAAGCTAATGAAGTCTTTAATAGTAGATAAGACTATTAACTATAAAGATATTTTAATAGGAGATAAAAACGCTTTAATGTTTGCAGCAAGAATACTTTCTTACGGTAAAGATTATGAGTTTATGTATGACGGAATAGAACAAAAAGCTGATCTTTCTACACTCCCTTTAAAGTACTTAGATGAAGAAACTGTTCAGAGCAGAGCTAATGAATTTAACTTTAAATTACCAGCAACAGAGAACGTTGTAACATATAAGTTACTAACGCACGGTGATGAAGGTATTATAGATAACGAAATAGCAGGACTTAAGAAAATACATAAGGGTACTTCTCCTGAATCAACTACTAGACTTAAAAGAATGATCACTTCAGTAAACGGAAGTAGAGAAGTAAAAGATATTAGAGAGTTTGTAGATAACTATTTACTAGCTAAAGATGCAAGAGCTTTAAGAGCAGAATACCAAAGAATACAACCAGATATAATTATGAAGGTCGAAGTTAGGAATCAGGCCGGCGGTGAGGAGGACGTCGATATTCCTATTAGCCTTAACTTTTTTTGGCCTGACGCAGGATTATAGGATAGGATTATTTTCTCAAATACATGAGATAGTGTACTTTGGTAATGGAGGGTATGATTGGGCTACTGTATATAATATGCCTATTTGGTTAAGACTTTTTACTTTCAAAAAGATTCAAGACTACATGACAAAACAATCAGAAGTTAATCAACCACCGGAACCTAAGAAAAATAGAACAGTAGGACCAGCTATTAAGCCAGGATACTCAACAAAAGCTTCGAAATAAAGAAGCTTTTGCTATTTATATTATATAACAATAGAACATGGCTGACGAACAAAAGGAACAACCTAAATTTATAAAACCTGATTTAGCAACACTTAGGGACGAATCTCAAGGTATATTTGAGAGTTTGAATGATATCTCTAAACTTATCAACGACTCTACAAAGAAGCTTACAGATAGTACCAAAGATAACGCTCAAGGTATGAAGGTTAACTTCAAAGACGCTATCGATATGGCCGGCAAGCTCAGAGGCTTTACAGCAGCTGACTTAAAAGACCGTAATGCTACGAAGAAAATGGCGACAATGGTTGCCAAAGCAGAAAAAAATATAGTAGCATTAAAGACTCAACAAAGAAGATTAACTTTAAGAGCAGCAGCTGCAACTGGGGAAGAAAGAGAGAGATTAAAAGGTATTGTAGAACTACAAAATGAAGCAGTAGTATCAATACAAGCTCAAGTAGACGCAACTAAAGGACTAAGCAAAGAACTACAAAACATAGATAAATCAGTATCCTTCTTTGATAATATGTCTGAGTTTACTAAACAAATTCCCGGACTAAATAAAGTACTCCCTGAATTCGCTAAAGCAGCAAAAGCTGCAAGAGATGCAGGAGGTGGAGCTAAAGGTCTATTATCTGGAGGTAAACAATTAGTAGGTGTATTCGGAAAAGCTGCTCTAGCTTTTGGGGTAAACAAAATAGTTGAGGGTATAAAGCTAGGTCAAACAAGAGTTACAGAATTCTCTAGAAGCCTTAACATATCGAGAGCCGAAGCACAAAAACTTAACAATCAATTTGTTGACAACGGTATTGCGAGTCAATTTAAAGTAAGTGAATTAATAGAGTACCAAAATTCAACAGTCTCCTCCCTAGGTGCATCAGTAAAATTTAATAAAGAAAACGCTATAGCATTTGCAACAATGCAGCAAAGACTGGGTTTATCTGCAGATGAAGCTACTAAACTTACTTTTTTAGCATCGGCTACAGGTAAAAGCGTTAAAGACCAAAACGAAGCTATAGTTGGCCAAGTTCAGGCAATGAACGTTAATAATAAAACAGGGATTAAGTACCAACAGGTAATGAAGGATATTTCCGAAGCTGGGAATGCCACAGCATTAACAATCGGTAAATTCCCTGGAGGAATGGCTAAAGCAGCATTTAATGCTAGAAAATTAGGTCTTACATTAGCACAGGTAGGGAGAATTAGTGAGAATAATTTAGATTTTGAATCTTCTATTGCTAATGAAATGGAAGCAGAACTTTTACTCGGTAAAGATTTACAATTAGATAAGCTAAGATTAGCCTCTATGAACGGTAATCAAGCAGAAGTAGCAGCTGAGATAGCTAGGATTACAAAGGAAGCAGGAGATTTTAATGAAATGAATGTTTACCAGCAACAAGCTTTAGCAAAAGCTATGGGTATGACTAGAGAAGAACTAGCAGATTCTATAGTAAAAGAAAAAGCACTGAAAGCGCTTGGAGTAGACAAAGGAAAAGATATGACTACTCAGCTAAAAACTAAAATTAAAACAGCGCTAGCCATTAAAGATGAAGCCGAGAGAGAAAAAGCACTAGCAGGAATAAGAGCTGTTTCTGGAGGAACTGAATTAATAAGACAGCAGGAGAATAAGTCTTTGCAAGAAAAAGCAGCAAAAGCTCAATCTGATATGACTGAGAGTATGACTAAATTTGCTACAGCATTAGACCCAATTGGAAAAGCTTTTACCTGGATATCTGAAAATGCACAAACAATCGTTATAGCATTAACAGCAATAGGTGGTCTATCTCTGTTCGGCAAATTCAGTAAACTTGCTAAAACATTTAAATCATTAGGCACAGGAGCTAAGTCAATGATGAGCATCTTAAAAGGAGGTGGCACTGCTGCAAAAGCAGCTAAAGCAGGAGCAAAAGGCGGTG